GCGCAACATCATTTCGAGGAACGGGCCTTGCATCTCAAGCGCGCGGTTGTAAGTGCCGCGAGTTACAGGAGTAAGCTGCTCGCGTAACTTGTGGCGGATTTCGTTTGTGATGCAGCAATCGAGTCCGTTGTAGACCCAGTATATTTCTGACACGTTGAGGTTTCCCTCGGCCATGTCCTTCTCGAGTGTGAGGGTGTCAATGATCTTCACCAGTTTTGGCCAAAGAATGTGCGCGGTTCAGTGGCGTTCTCTGAAACGGTGTGGTGAGTTACAGGAATATTAATGAACTTGGCGTACTCGATCTCTAAGGCAACACCCGCCGAGTCTTTCCATCCCGACATACACGCGACAATTAGTTTAGATGAAACGTCCATGGAGTTTTTGTTGAGGTTCCACCAATAACCTGCGTCTGAGGGCATCTCGTAGCGCAGGCACATGGGGTGGAAGTGCATGATCGGGGAGTAGACTAAGTGATGCTCGTGGCCAAGGGAGGTCTGCAGGTCGTGCGCGATTTCCATTACAGTCTCGTAGCGAGCCTTGCGGACTAGAGGGTCTGGGTGAGAATAGGGGGATGCGAGGTAGATCATTAACGGACTCCAAAAGTGAAAGTTTCTGGGAGGTTGAAGGCGCGGGATACTTCGGGAGTGACCTTGCACCGCCAGTGCTGAACAGGGACCTTGGTGTCCGTGACTGCAGATGCGAGGTGAAATGCGATTGTTGATTTGGTCAGGCCCAGCTTGTCTCCGGACTCCATGAAATGCTTTTGGAGTACGGTTACGGGCAGCTCGAATTGGCCGATGGACTCGGAGCCCGCGTTGTGGTCCTGCAAGACTTCGGTGAAGATCATGCCGAGGGTTAGGGTGTCGCTCATGATTTTGCCTCCAGTACGGCCGCTACAACTGCGGTTCTTATCCTTGTTCCCCACAGCTCCATCCAGTCTTGACAGGCTATCTTGGCTGCATCCACGCTGTCAGCGGTAAGCACCTCAGTAGATAGTAGGGTCGTTTCTCCTATCTCGATACTGCATATATACATGCCGTCAGGGTACACGCGACTAGAGCCCTCAACAAATACTGGGTCATAGTCCTGCTTGCTCTGACAGTCGGGGGTCCAACCATTACTAGCTTCAAGGTCAAAGCCTATGATCTCAGTTGACAATGTAAAGTTTTTTCTGTATATCATTCTGTTGCTCCTTTGCGTGCGGTTTTGTCGTTGGCCGCTACTTTGTGCATAAATTTCCAGGGCAATTCGTCGGTGTAAACAGAGGCAAGAAAGCCGAGGCCCTTCTGCATCTCGGGCTGCAGTGCGTGGTGCATGAGCATGGTGTCGTCTGCGAAGTCGGGAGACTTGATGCCCATCTGTCGCCAAAGATACTGCATGTCGTACTGGAAGTTTTGCCCGCCCACGCGCTTGCCTGCAGATAGGAAGCGACGCACCTGCGCCCACGCCTGTAGCTCGAGAAACTTGCTGGGCCAATAGTTTCCGGAGCGTTTGGTCTCGTCGTAGAAGGGGATCACGAGGGCGCGGGAGGGAGAAGTGCCGAACCCTACGCAGGTTATCATCGTACCTTTGGTCTCGATGTCGCAGTCGAGGTCCACGCAGTCAGGCATGTAGGCGTCAAAATAATCCTTGATGTCCTTGATCGAGGGCTCGACATGGATAAACCGCTGGGGTCGGCGTACCTCGGGAAACTCAGACTCGCGACGTGCCTTTTCCAGGTCCGCGAGGTGTATGGGGCGCATGGGCCACTCGGAGACTATCTGTCCCGCAGAAAATGTGGGTAGGATTTTCTGTTCTGGGAATTTGCTGTGGCCCGTGGTGATGCGGCCCCGAGAGAACTTGAGTGACTTCTCGGAGGTCAACGCCCATAGAGCTAAGTCGCCCAAGGCTATTACGAGGTTGGGCTTGAAGTGCTGAACTTTTTTCCAAAGCAACTCAAGGTCGGGCATGTGTTCTCGGAGGAGATACTTGCCCGGCTTGAGAGGCTTGAGGTGTGGGACGCCCCTGTCTTTGGGGCCGAAGAACCCGAAGGCTCGAGAGGTCGGGGAGGTTTTGTTGAAGACGTTAGTGAACTCACAGTGGCGTGGCTCGATGCCTGCCTGGCGGAGGAAAGATTTGGTCATGGAGTTTAGCTTGCCCTCGAACGGGCCGCCAGCTTCGGCGTCGGTGCCTGTCATAAACTCTCCGACGATTAGAATGTTGGTCATGGGATACCTCGGATATGGCGGAACAACTAGGGCATAGAGCCATACTAACAGGCTCGCAAATGAATGTCAATGACGATTATTCAGCATTTTTAATGCGGGCAATCGTCCTCTATCTTCAGGTAGGCCGCACATGCTGAGTCATAGAACTCTTCATTCATCTCGAGGCCGAGACTTCTCGCAGCACCAGCGCGTTCCGCAACTCTTACTGCATTACCGCTGCCCATAGTAGGGTCGAGCATGGTGGTGTTTCCGTCTACGAACATGCGGAAGAAGTGGGCGAGCATGGTCTGTGGCTTCTCGCTCATGTGGATCAGCTTTGTGTTCGCGTTTGAGAAAGTGTTGGCGACTGGCTGTACCACAAGGCGATCGTTGCGCGAGCAAAGGAAAGCGGTTTCGTAGATGCGTCGAGGTCCGCGCTTGGGGTCGGGCATGATACCGGAGTTGTCGTTCTTGTGCCAGACCAAGGGGAAGGGATTGACTACCCAGCCCATCAATTCGAGAATGTCTTTTGTCTTGGCGTAGTAGTCCATGCTGAACCAGAACATCATGTGCGCAGAGGGTGCGACTACATTGTGCATGGCGTGGCCGAGACACTCGAGCAAGTCCCAATAAACATCCTCACTGTCTTCGTAGCCGCCAAACTTTTTAGCCGCGCCTGAGTTGTGATTGCCTGCGTCGACTCCGTAGGGGAAGTCGCAGTGAATAAAGTTGAACTTCTTGCCCTCGTAGGTTTCCTGCCAGTCGATAAAGCTCGCGTTGAGGAACGGGATAGGCGCGCGATTGTTAGGGGGTAGCGGCGTGTCAGCGGTGGGTATGAACGCAGCTGCACCGCTATCTTCAAAAACCAGATCAGCCGACGGCTCCTCGCCCCCGCCCAGCATGTCGTTGAGCAACTCGCTTTCGCTGTCTACTTTCCTGGCGTTGGCGCGGGACACAATGCCTCGAGCGGTTGAGTAGCGGTCGGCGGCACAGACTAGGACGTTGCCTTCCTCAAGAGCCTCGTGTACGTTGCGGCGATGAAACACCTCGGTCGGGGATATAGCAAGCTCAGTTGCGGTTGCGGTTGCCGTCCATGTGGAGTCCATGCGGACCCGGAGGTCGTGGTAGGCAGCGACTGCGCGGCACTCATCCTGCCATGTGAGGTCAGTGCGGCGCACGTTTTCTTCGAGCTCGATTAGGTAGAGGATGTCGGGGGAACAATCCTCTTTGCGAGTGTATTCAATGTGCGACCAGCCAAGGCGAGCGCAAGCCGTGAGGCGGCACTCCCCCGCTACCAGCACGTCGTTCTCGTCGATCAGGATAGGGTTGATGAGGCCTACCTTTGCGATGGAGGTCATGAGAGAGTTGATTGCCGCGTCAGTTAATTCACGGCGCTGTCGTGCGTCGCGATCTATGACGACAGACTCGATAGGGATGCTGGGCATGGGGGAGCTTTCTGATTAAAGGGCGTGAAGCCGTGCGAGTTGAAGGCCTAGCTGCTCAATGGCATTGCTTAACTCGCCAGCCTCGTCTTGTAGGGCGTAAATAGTGCCGCAACCTACTAAACTTTTTTCATAGTCTTCGTCCTCCGTACTATCCGTAATCTCTAAGGAGCCGAGTAACCGATCAAGGTCGGCTCTTAGCCTGAGAGTTAAGTCCGTAAGGATTACGCGCCTCTTTACTGCGACATGGTACATTTCCTCGAGTTTTGATGTTTCGGCACTAGCGGTTTCTGCCTTAGTCATGGGGGTACTCCGATATTGAAAGTTGAATTTGTCGTGGGGGTGAGCGAGTAAGGGCCGCTAGGCCCCCACTCAATTTCAAAAACTCGGTGCTTAATCCAGCGGCGAGTAGTTTTTCACGTCGATGAAGACGTTATCGTCTACGATGCGGTGCGTAGCGATAGCAAAGAACTGGCAGTTGACCGAAGCGGCCATCAGCTCTTTCATGGTGGAAGTGTCGTCGCCCGCTTGCAGGGTGTTAATCATAAACTTTTTCAGTTTATCCATCGACTTCTTGTGGTCGTTCACCTTGTCGGGGTCAGTTGGAAACATGAAAGGGATGCGGCCCATCTGGCCAGCGGGGTTGCCGAACTCTTCCAGCTCGTCTGCATCAACGTCGTCCTCAGGCGAGACTGTGCGGATCGGAAACTCGACAATGTCCCAGTCGCCGGTCTTGGTCTGAGAAACTACTGGGACTTTATAGACGGTCCAGATGTACGTGCCTCGCGGCAGGTTCTTTGGCTCTTCGATTTCGTTTGCGGGTTGGTCAAGTGCGGATGAAAAATCCATAGGTGTTGTCTCCTAGACAAGTTATGCAGCAGTATGCTGCGGGGGGTTGTTAGACGCGGATGAGTGAGATTGAAAGTTTTTCAACCGCGAACAGGACTTCGGCGCAGGCAGCAACGTCGTGCATGGCGTCGTGCGCTCCGTCAAAGCCTTTGGGATCGACGAAGGCTCGATATGCCTCGTCCATGTTTGGCCACTTGTAACCTTTGCCCCACTTTGCAGGGAGCTTCATGATCGGTTCAAGGGTAAGCATTGTGCAGTAGTGAGGGGTGTTGGCCCACTCGTCAGGCACAGCGCCGATTAGTCTGGTGTAGGTGTCAGCGATACGCCCGCCGTCAAAGCGCTCGTTGTGAGCTACTGTCCGGTCAGCCACGCGGACGAACTGGTTGAAAATTTTGAGGCCCATTTCCGTTTTGAGGCGCGAAGGCAACATGGCCGCTTTGGTCAGGCCAGCGTCGATAAAAAACTGCTCGTCCGGTGTCTCGCGACCCTGGCCGTTGACGAACGGCTCGAGGTAGGAGGAGAAGTGGGCGACCGGTTTGGTGTCGTTGTAGAGGATGCAGGCCAGCTGTACGATGTAGGGCTGGTCAGCGAGCAACGGGTTCTTCTTCTTGGAGGGAAGGCCGGTGGTCTCGGTGTCGTATACTAGGGTAAGCATTATTTGCGAAGCTCCTCAAAGATTGTAGCCATGCCTGTGGAGAGCGGCAATGACTTGGGGATGGTGAAGGGCTTTGGATTTTTGAGATCAATCAAAGCTGTAGGCATGGTCGTGATGGTCCGCTTCACGTTGTCGCCAGAGCCTCGTGTCTCGGCAAGGATCATGGTGTCGAACGTGGCGGGAAGCTTGGGGCCCAGCTTTTGGCCAAGCGAGCTGGCGTAGCCTTTGGTGGTGCCGTCGGAATTTTCTGTCAAGTCTATGTGGGACAGGACGAGTACGTGGCAGCCAAACTCTTTCGAGGTGAGGAGGTCGATCACATCCTGGATGGAGGCCATTGCCGCTCCGTACCAGAGGCGAGGGTCTTTGCATCCCGGGTTCATGCCCTGCGCCCAACGAAATGCGGAGCGCCCGAACAGGGTGAGTGTGTCGAGTACAAAAATTGTGTTGTTGCCCCACTCCGCAGGGTTGGAGTCGTCGTCCCATTTACCGAGGTATTTGATGGCATCAACGTAGGCTTTTGGAGTGCCGTTTACCTTTGCGCCCTTCGCACTGTCGGCCTTCATCTTATCGCGCAGGGATATGTAGTCGAGGTTGTCAATCTTATCGGGGCACTCTTTCATAATGAAGGCGCGGAGGGCTGCGGTGCCCACGTCCATGTCGAGCATACG